GGTTTGCACCTAAGATGCAAGTCTTTGAGTCTGGTGCAGTACAAGATATGTGTGGAGAGGATGTCTCATTCTGTCTAGATGCTATTGAAGCAGGATATGAGATTTGGTGTGACCCACGTATTCGTGTTGGTCATGAGAAGACCCGAGTTATCTGAGTCATTGACCCCTACGGGGGTCTTTTTTTATGGTTGACGGAGGGTCTTGGAGGTGTTATAGTATATTCAAGCCACTGATGAGTGGTGAAAAAAACCGTAAAAAAACAACCGTTTAGGAGACACCAAGATTATGGCAGCACGTCGTGGAAGTGGAAACACCAAACTTGACCCAGTTCCCAAAAAGACTCGTCAGGGGTCTGGCCAACATACTAAATATGCAGCAAGTAGCCGTAATGCTGCTAAGAAACGTTACCGTGGACAAGGTAGGTAAGTATGTATTATCTGGATGGGAATGTAGAGTATCACGATATCCATCCAAAAGACTTGTGGGTCTACAATAAATTACAATTATGTCGGGTTTTGGGGTATAAGTGCGGACCAGTTGGGTCCGATGTCCCAGAACCCAATTTTTATATTGTAAAACCAGCAATCAATTTCATGGGAATGTGCCGTCATGCCCGTGTTGTGTGGTTAGATGGGTCAACAGACCACTTCCATCCTGGTGAATTCTGGTGTGAGGTCTTTGAAGGAGAGCATTTGAGTGTTGATTATCAGAATGGTGAGTGTAAACTAACAGTCAAAGGGTATCGTAGTCCCGAAAAACCCCTTTACAAGTGGGACAAATGGGAAAAAATCGACAAAAAGGTAGAATTACCCGAAATTTTGCAAGATTTGGAGGGAAAATACGAATGGATCAACTGTGAATTCATTGATGGACACCTAATTGAAGCACATATGCGTCCAAATCCCGATTTTAGGCATGGAAATGTGATTGCAATTCCAAATTGGGGTGATATTAGTCAGTATAGGGAGTGTGAACTCAAGAAAAATTACAAATATGTCGATGATCCTGACTATAAACGCAAAGGATTCTGGATAGATTAAATAATACGGAGATAGAACCTCCCAAAAAGTTCTGTTTAACCGAATGGAGAAACAGATGGCTAAGTATCACGTAGACAGAGACCCTGAATACATGTATAGAATGTGGGGAACAACCTCTTTGATTACTGATTACTGGACAAAACCACATAAAACGAACGATGCATCAGAACTTTCTAGTGAAGAACTCAATGCACGACTGAAAAAACAGAATGAATTGCATGAAAAAATTCGTAATGATGCGGATTATGACGATTGGGAGTATGGAACTGAACCAGTTTACGGAAAAAAGGGTTAAATAACTATTATAGATAGTATATAATACTCTTGTTTTATAGATGGCACGAAAGGTCTCTAGGGCATTTAAGGATATTAGTTTATCTTTTATAAAACACCCCGTTACAAATGATATTTTGGCAATCAAAAACGAGGATGCCATCAAGAGATCTGTCGTAAATCTGGTACGGACTCAAATTGGTGAGAGATTTTTTGAACCTCTCATTGGAACTTCATTGGAAGGTTCATTATTTGAATTATCTACCCCAGAAATTAGCATTTCATTGGAGAGTGAGATAAGAGTTCTACTCGATAACTTTGAACCACGTATCAATATTAGAGATATTCGAGTAGAACCATCATCAGATGACTATGAATTGAACGTAACTTTAACTTATGACATCGTTGGTCTTGCAATACCTAGACAAAACATCGAGTTTCTTTTACAACCAGCTAGGATATAATGTCGTTCAATCAATTTACAAACTTAGACTTTGATGATTTAAAGTCACAAATTAAAGACTACCTAAGAACAAACAGTAATTTTACTGATTTTGACTTTGAGGGGTCTAATTTTTCAGTATTGATTGATATTTTAGCATATAACTCATACATTACTGCGTTCAATACGAACATGTCAGTAAATGAGTCCTTTTTGGATAGTGCTACATTACGAGAAAATGTAGTATCACTTGCTAGAAATATTGGATATGTTCCTCGTTCAAAGAGAGCAGCAAAAGCAAAAGTCAGTTTTACTGTTGACACTGCTGGATTTTTAGATGTAAGGTCTGTAACGTTAAAAGCAGGTGTGGTTGCACTTGGTGCAATGGCATCGGGTAGTTATATATTCTCAGTACCAGAAGATATCACTGTTCCTGTTGATGTTAATGGAGTAGGAACTTTTAGTAATATTGATATTTTAGAGGGAACATATCTCACTAAAAACTTCACCATGGATGACTCTCAACCAAACCAGAGATTTGTCATTCCTAACTCAGATGTAGATTCAACATCAATTCGTACATTTATCAGTGATTTAACGAACGAAGAATATACTCTGTATTCAAATATTTTAAATATTGACAACACATCAAAGATTTTCCTCATCCAAGAGGTTGAGGATGAGAAGTATGAACTTGTATTTGGTGATAATGTCTTTGGTAAGAAACCAAATACTGGAAGTTCTATCTTTGTAAGTTACATTATCACCAATGGTAAGGATGGAAACGGTGTTTCTAACTTTACATTCTCTGGAATTATAGAAGATAACAACCAAAACAGAATCACCACGGGTATCTCTAGAATTTCAACCATTCAATCATCAGAAAATGGTGATGATATTGAAAAAATTGATAGTATTAAGTACCTCGCACCTAGGGTTTATTCGTCCCAGTACAGGGCAGTAACAGCAAATGACTATAAGGGTCTAATACCTACTATCTTCCCCAATGTAGAGGCAGTGAGTGCCTATGGTGGAGACGAATTAGACCCACCAGAGTATGGAAAGGTGTTCATCTCCATCAAACCAAGGCAAGGTAAGTTCCTTTCTAAGGTTACCAAGGAACAAATCAAAAAGGACTTGAAGCAATATACAATTGCAGGTATTAAACCTGAGATTGTTGACCTCAAATACCTGTTTGTTGAACTCAATACCAGTGTTTACTACAATAGAAGTGCTATTGCAGACGTAACAGCACTGAGAAATCAGGTAATTAGTACTTTGGACTCATATGGAAAGTCATATGACCTGAATAACTTTGGTGGAAGATTCAAATATAGTAAAGTGGTTGCATTGATTGATGATATTAACCCAGCAATCACGTCAAACATTACTACATTGAAGATAAGACGTGATTTACAACCAGTTTTTGGTTCTTTTGCTACTTATGAGATTTGTTTTGGTAATGCTTTCCACATTAAGAAGAAAAATGACGCAGATGACCGTGGATACAACATCAAATCCAGTGGATTTAGAATTGAAGGAGTTGATGGTGTAGTTTATATGAGTGATGTTCCTACTGATTCTGAAAAAGGTTCTATTTTCTTCTTCACTTTAGTTGATAACGTACCATTTATTATTAAAAATAATGCAGGTGTTATCTACTACAGAAAAGGTGAGATTTTATTAGACACTGTTTCTATTGTAGCAACAGAAAGTCCTAATGGTGTTGAAATTGAGGCAATACCAGAGTCAAATGATGTCATCGCATTGAAGGATATATACTTAGACCTAAGTATGGAGAAATTAGTCGTCAACATGGTTGAAGATAAGATTTCTTCTGGAGAGAATACTTCCGCAACAGAGTATATCGTAACATCAAGCTACGCAAACGGATCAGTATATACAAGATAAAATGTCAGATAACAGAGTAACTATTCAGCACATCATTGAAACTCAGATTCCTGAGTTTTTGAATGAGGACTCTCCCCTTTTCAGGGAGTTTCTTGATGCGTATTATGTTTCTCAGGAGCATAAGACAGGAACAATAGATCTTGCTGCTCGTTTGCCCGAGTTGAAAGACCTTAAGGCATATAACAATGAGTTGTTTGCATCTGCCCTTGTCCCATCTTTGCTAGCAGCAGAAGTAACTGCATTTGATACTGACATATCAGTAAGTCATACTATCGGATTTCCCGACAAAGATGGTTTGATTAGAATTGATAATGAAATCATATATTATAAGTCTAAATCGGCAAACGGTTTTAGTGGTTGCTCTAGAGCATTTAGTGGAATCACGAATATTTTAGAAAATGCTGTTTCAAATTATAGTGAGACTGACCTTGCTCCACATTCCGCAGGTAGTCAGGTTACAAACCTTTCATTAATCTTTTATGCGGAATTATTTGAGAAGTTTAAATCACAATTTTTACCTGGATTTGAGGAAAGACAATTTGTACCCCAGGTAGAGATTTCAAACGTGCTTGCAAGAGCAGTTGATTTCTATACTACCAAAGGAACAGACACATCATACAAATTATTATTCAGAGCACTTTATGGTGAGAACGTAGAAGTAATAAAACCACAAGAATTTCTTCTCAGACCTTCTGATGATAGTTTCTTCAGAACAAAGAATATTCTTGTAGAAAAAATTAGTGGTTCCGACCCACTTGAATTAAATGGAAAAACTCTTTACCAAGAAGTTGGTAATGTAGAACCAGCAACTGCTGCTATTTTTGTTGTTGAATATAGACCTGTCGATAATAAAGATTTATATGAAATTTCTTTAGACAGCTCTTCTTTCATCTATAACTTTAAGACTACTAAGAAAACAAATATCTCGAAACCAGTTTCAGTTAATTCAACAACTATTAATGTTGATTCTACGATTGGATTTCCAAATACTGGAACTCTTACAGTAACTGATGGAAATTCTTTCTTTAATGTAAGTTATACGGAGAGAACAAATAATCAATTTTTAGGTTGTTCTGGAATTGTTAGTGAAATTCCATTTGGGTCAGAAGTTCTTGAAGCAAACTTTGCATATGTGTATGATGATAATGGTGACAAAGTTGAATTTAGACTCATTAATGTTATAGGTAACATTAATTATGAAAAAACTTCAAACTTACTGAAGGGTGATAAAATTTCATTATCATCATTTGGTGCTGAATTAAGTGATAAACCTGAATTTAATACTTGGATTTATAACAATGTAACTAACCATAAAATCAAATCTATATCCCTTGCAAATGCCTCATCTGGTAATAGATATAGAATTGAATTTTTTGATAATATTAATTTCTTCCTTGACCAGGAAGTCATCCTAAAACAAATAGAAATAGCTACAGATTCAGGTATTCCTGGAGTAGTACAAAATCTCATTTCTGATAGGATTGTGGAGGTCGAATGTTCTACAAGTCCTCTTGATAAAGACACTCTAACTACTTCTTTGATGTTGGGTAAGAGTGATCAGAACGCAACACCTTCAGTTTCTACCATCCCAATTGCAATTCAGAATACTTACATTGATGAAAGAAATGAAAACTTCTATGTCGCAGCATCTGGCCTTCCTAACTATACCCTGTTCACAAAAGAACAGGTCATCACTACTTCTACTCAAGTTAGTGTTGGTAACACCGATGTTTTAGATACTGACAGAGTACACAAGTTTTATACTGGTGAAAAAATATATTATACACCAAATACAAATTCTGGTATTGATACTGGAATCTATCATGTCACTACAGTCGGTGATGTTAAAGATAGTAAGAAGGTAAAACTATCTTTAAGTAAGAGTGATTTATATTCTAAAAAATATATTACTTTTAGAGATATCTCTGGTGATAGTTTTGTAAAATTAGATTATGAAAATAGAGTTGTTGAAAATCAAAAACTATTCAAGAAATTTAATTTTGTAAAAGGTGACCCGTCATTAAGAGAGGTTGCTACCAGAACTACTAATAATAGACAGATTGGTCTATTGGTTAATGGTATTGAAGTTTACTCACCATCACTATTCGATGAAAACATTTATTATGGAAAACTAGAATCAATTCTTGTTACTAATCCTGGTTCTGGATATGACGTAATTAATCCACCAGAACTTGAGATTAAAGATACTCAAGGAACAGGTGCGAAGGCTTATCTCAATATTAGTGGTGGTCTTTCTGACATTAGGATTGTTACTCCTGGAATTGGATATCAAACAAAACCAAAGATTACTCTCGTTGGTGGTAATGGTAAGGGTGCTGTTATTGAACCAAATTTAGTCAAGTCTCAAATTGTTGCTGGATTCCAAGGAGATGGAACTGGTGTTAATCCTACTACAGATATAATCTCATTCATCAATAAGCATAATTTTGATAATGGTGAGCAAGTTTCATATATCACCAACGGTAATGCTGAACTAAGACCATTTAAAGAAGACTCTGTTTACTTTGTCGGAGTTGAAAGTCCAACTGAAATCAAATTATATGATAAAGAGTCTGATGCTCTACAAAAAGTCAATCCAGTAAACATTGTTGGTATTAGTTCTGGTTTCCATTCATTTAAGACACTAGAAGCAAAGAATACCATAACTCAACTTTATGTTCTTAATAGTGGATCTGGGTACTCAAACAAAATTGTAAAGATTCCATCATTAATTGCTTTTGATGGAACTAACAATGGTGTAAACACTTGGGACCATTATATCCATGCGACAGACCATAAATTTAAAGATAAAGATATTGTAAGATACAGCACTACTGGTGATGTAATATCTGGACTATCTACATCTAATGAGTATGTTATCACTGTAGTCAGTAAAGATACATTTAAGTTATCTGATATTGGTGGTACAGATGAATTCTTTGATGTTAATCACCGTGAAAAGAGATATATCAATATTAATGGTATTGGAACTGGTGTTCATACATTCTCTTATCCTCCAATTAGTTTAAAAATAGAAACATTATCTGGTATTGGTGCAACCTCAATCATTGAACCAAACTTTGAACCAATTGTTCTTGGTTCAATTGATAGTGTGTTTGTGGAAGATACAGGTGTTGGATATGGTGTATCTGATGTCATTAACTTCCATAGAAGACCCGATATCCAAATCAAAGACATTAAATCTGAAGCACTATTGAGACCAATTGTTGTTAATGGTTCTATTGTCGATGTTCAATTCTTAACATTTGGTTCTGGATATGAAAAGGGTATTGACCTCGTAGTAACTGGAGATGGAACATTTGCAGATTTAAGACCTGTAGTTGATGATAATGGAAGAGTAGTAGCAGTAAATATTGCTAACGGTGGAATTGGATATAATTCCGATACTACAGAGATAACTGTCACCAGAAGAGGTATTGATGCTAAATTCTTGGGTGATGTATT